CCCTGACTTCTCTTCATCCCATACATTAGCCCAAAATTCACATAGGGCACATGGTGTATGAAGGAGTCTAGGCGAACGGTCTTAGACCGATCTTGGCGATCCGGAACTTCAACCTTATGTACGGTATCCAATCGTACGTAGGATGTGGAGTTCATGTTGAGGTAGGAACGAGAGTAATAGCACTTCCCAATTGACGGAACCAGCCCACCGGCTGCAGTCACCTTCTCCCATACCCTCTTGCCGATAAGACCGCAACGAGCGATGATATCATCACCGTTTATGGCCATTCGAGCATCTGCAAGCGTCCACTTCCGCCCGGAGTCATACTCCAGGGCAAAACGTGTCAACGCCGCATTTGCTATGCAGAGGAAAGGGAAGGAGGTCACTGAGCCCATAAGTTGGCCCCACATTTGAGGAAATACTATGTCTGAACCAGGTAGAAAGAAGTAATGCCCCGTGAGAGAACGCATAAGAAGTGTCCTCATCTCATGCGTAAGTCCCATGTTGATGGAAAATCGAGTCGCGGCCCAATTAGTAATTAGCGGGTCCAAGTAATCCGTAGAACTCTTGTAATCTCCGGAGAGATAAGCCTGCCCGTCGGGCAAGTTCTTTCCCATCCGGTCAAGGATGTAGCCTTCACTGATCGTCTCCCCCACCAACCTAAAGCAGCCATGTTCGCGCAAGCGAGTATGCATGAATTGCTGCAAAGGTTTAAGTGAGGTATACGTCAGTGCAGGCCCCTTGCTGATTACACGGATCTTCAAGGATTCCGCTAGGCCGACTGGCTCAACTAGAGGTGGCTCCGTTAGTGCTTCACGGAAAACCTCCTCATAAAGTCCTCGAGCTTCACTCTCTAGATCCTGAGTGTTACACTTGAGTACTTTTCCGTGGTAGGACGGGTCCTCTTGATCATGGATCCAATCCTCCTCACGTTCATCAACATAAGATGCCCGAAAGGGCCTCTCCGGTACCATCTTCACTCCGCACTTTCCGACGGCGGCGCAATGCACCATGCGCCTGTCGCTGTCCCCCTTAAAATATGTGTCCATTTTGACCCATTCTTCCTGTACCAAGGTTTGAGTTCGATCCAGCCCACGACGTCTTTCGACACGGTCACGAACGGCGAGCACTTCACCTACAGCCCCAGTCTTCTTCCGACTTCTATTGTAATTCGCAGAAGTGGAAGGAAACCTAGGCTTAAAGGTGTCCTGCATGTCGTAAGTTTCTCCGTCACGTGGAAAGAGTTCATCAACTGTCCGTTCGATCTGGGCGCGTAGCACGTCACGCGTCACAAGACGAGGATGGTTGTCTGCAAAGTACGAGTCCCACTCTGCAGCTACTTCGTTATACTCCGCCCAATCAAGAACAGGCACAGAGTTCTTGATAAGGGGCCCTTTTGGGTCCCAGGTGCTCACAGTGTGAACACCGGTGGGGTTAAACGAGGTAAGGAACTCTACGGTCTTCTCTGCTGCCGCCTCGACCATATCATCAGTTGGTCTTGGCATACCCTTTTTGCAGTAGAGTAAGGTTGTCATAAGCTGGATCCTCTGGTCCAGAGGCTTTAAC